ATGGTTGTATTTTTTCTAAAAATCCCTAATCTCGATTTTGCTGTTTATTTGAGGCCTTTTTATGTCCCATATATGCCCCACAGATACCCCGCAGCCAAAATCAACAAAATGCCAAAAGGTTCTGTTCCTGCCCTGCAACAAGAAATGCTGCGACGTGTCAGTAAACGTTATGACGATGTAGAAGTGATCATCAAATCCACCAGCAACGATGGCCTTTCAGTTACTCGCACCGCCGATAAAGATTCTGCAAAAACTTTTGTTCAGGAGACGCTGAAAGATACCTGGGAGTCTGCTGACGAGTGGTTTGTTCGCTAATTAACGAGTAAAATCGACCCTGTACACGATTCTGTGTAAATGCCTTTTCTCAGAAGTGACCGTCCAGGCGGTCACCGAACTCGATAATAAAGCGGCTCATTGCCATACGCCAGTCCCGCAGTGGCATCGTCCATTTCTGTGAAGCCGCCTGGATTGCCAGCCACACGACCTTTTTCACTGAGTCATCCGTCGGGAACACCTTGCGTTTTTTGATGGCATGCCGGATTACGCTGTTCAGCGACTCGATGGCGTTGGTTGTGTAGATGACTTTGCGGATATCTGCCGGGTAAGCGAAGAACATCGCCAGGTTGGTCCAGTTTGCCTGCCAGCTCCGGCTTATCTGCGGGTAGCGACTGTCCCAGGCGCTGGCGAACGCTTCCAGCGCCTGCTGGCCTGCTTCTTCTGTGGGGGCCTGGTAGATGGCTTTCAGGTCGCGGGTGACGGCTTTGTAGTCCTTCCAGGAAACGAACCGCAGGCTGTTGCGCACCATATGCACGATGCACAGCTGGATGCGGGCTTCCGGATACACCGTGTTGATAGCGTCCGGGAAGCCTTTCAGCCCGTCGACACAGGCTATGAGAATATCGTTCAGGCCGCGGTTTTTTAGTTCAGTCAGCACATTGAGCCAGAACTTCGCTCCCTCGTTTTCGGCCAGCCACATACCCAGTAACTCTTTCTGGCCTTCGATATTGATACCCAGTGCGAGGAATACGGATTTATTGATTACGCGACTGTCCTGCCGAACCTTCAGGACAATACAGTCAAGATAAACAATGGGATAGACCGCATCCAGTGGCCGGTTTTGCCATTCGACTACCTGCTCCATAACGGCATCGGTGACCTTCGATACCAGCGCCGGTGAGACATCAGCGTCATACAGCTCTTTAAACGCAGCCGCTATTTCGCGGGTTGTCAGGCCTTTGGCGTACAACGACAGGATCTGGTTATCCATCCCGGTGATCCGGGTCTGGTTTTTCTTCACAAGTTGCGGTTCAAAAGAGCCATCACGATCGCGCGGAGTGCGTAGTTCCAGGTGGCCATCACCGGTGATAACGGTCTTTGTGGAATAGCCATTGCGGGAGTTGGCACCCGGTTTAGGCTGGTTTTTATCGTAGCCCAGATGGTGGGACATTTCAGCGTTGAGAGCTGCCTCAACGCTGATTTTCTTCAGCAGGCGATCGAACTGGCTGAGATCTTCAGGGGTTTTGAGATTTTTGGCCAGTTCGTTAGCCAGAGCCTGCAACTGTTTTTCGTCCATAAATTAACCTGCTTTTGATGTTGGATTGAACATATCAAAATCAGGCAATTACACAAATCTATGTACAGGCTCCTCAGTAAATATCAATACGGTTCTGGCGAGCCGCTTACGATGCATGAGAATCACTAATAGTATGTAATTATTACATTTTATTTACAATGCTGTTTCTGTTGGTCTGTATCCATAATTATGAAATGCTGACTTATGGTGTCAAAATAACACATATTCCTTTCAATAATCATTTCTTTTACTATCTTTTCCCTGCTGAGAGGGTGGGGTAGATGTTCTCTTGTGAGATTCATGAACGCAGACTTATCATAAAGAGTGCATATGTTGGAGTTCAGTGCATTCTTGACAAAAACCCCTTTTTCTGGAACGCATAATGTTATTGGGCACTTAAGAAATTGTGTGTCGCAAGAGAATTCATCAGGATTTACAACAAATGAATGAGAATGGATTTTATTTTTAAGGGCGTTTTCGGCCCCTTTTTTCCATCCTATATTTGAAGATAATTGAAGCATAAAATCCTGAGATATTTGTGCAAAACTTCGTCCGTTGTTGATCTGCTGTTCCAGGTTGCGAGCAATAGTGTTTTGTCTCGCCATAAATATGGAGAAATGATTACTGCATACAGGATTTACTGTAAAACCATTGACTGATTCGATATAACGGATATCCATTTTATAACGTTCTTTTATGATTACAGTATCATTTTGATTTTGCTGCACAATATAACGTAAAGATGCTAGCTCATTCTCAGGTAAGATACTTCCTGCTGTGAAGTTTAAAAATATAGGCATGTTTTTTCTGTAATACAAGTCGATTGTTTGTGATTTCGCGCTGTAGGTATATTATCATTCATATTTAACTTCCTAAAGTATGACCTCGTAGGGAGATAAATGCAATACTTAAAGGTAGATTGAAATGATAAATTAGCGCTTGGTAAATCCAGAATTTCATAAAGAGAGAGGTGGTGTTTTTTCATAGCGCTGAGATGTAAGTTGCAACATGTATTATATGCAAGAGAATAGGGAGTACTGGATACATTAACTCTATGTAATCCATTCAAGATATTAATGCAATTGAAATAAATAAGAAACTCTAACTCTCTCCCCTCCCAGGAGAAATCCACCAATCTGCCCTTCCATTACCTGCTGACGCATCTCCGCCATCTCATTCGCGAATGAAGTCGATGATATATATGATACTAATCCAGGCATTACCATATTCCTTCATACAGATAAATATTTCCTCTGGGCTTCATAACAAACATCTCCCTGACATGACAACAAAAACCGGAGCCGGACTCCGGTTTTTGTGAATCCGTCGGCTATTTCATCCCGCCAATATTTCCCCGTCAGCACGCCAGATTTGCAGCGGCCTCACCACTCACTGTATATGCTTTTTAGCTGCATCCAGTACACCAATTACCACATCCTTATACCCTGAACATCTGTAGCATTTCATATAAGCAACTGGCAGTTAACATATAGCTTGGGTAATATTTATTTCACTTATCCTTTATGACAAAGTTTCCTTTGGTTTGGTCATAAATACATTGTTCTTGACTTACAATCATTGATGACGTTATTGGTTCTCGTGTTAGCGGGTGCTTCCCACCGTCGCGAACCAAATGAGAAAAAGAAACCGAATCAAATAAGGTACAAACCAAAGAACCTTCTGAATTTTTAACAAACACACCTTCTTCTGGTTTATCCAGTATAATTGGGCATCGAACCGCCTCGGATGGACACTGAAGGCTCTCCGTATTAACAGAAAACTTACATTGTGATATTTTCCCCTCAATATCACCATGTGATTGTGTGTTACCTGAACCTGAAACCATTCTTAACATTATATCCCTGAGCGCTTCAGGACCACCATTAAGCCCTGTAAGTAATAATCCAGAAAGCAAACTGTTATTGCCCCCACTCGCCAGAAAGCGACCATCCGTTTCACTATATGTGATACGGACCGTCTGCCCGCCTACTGTAATTTCTCCACCGCCACTGGCGGCCATTTGAGCACGAAGAACCTGCATTCCGGTGGAAAATGAATTGGATGCAATAGCTGATGTTAACGGCATGACAAAACTCCCTATTTAAATATTCATTCCAAACACAGGGAGTCATAACAAACAGCCCCCATACATGACAACAAAAACCGGAGCCGGACTCCGGTTTTTGTGAAGCTGTCGGCTATTTCATTCCGCCAATATTTTCCCACGTCCCGTCAGCACGCAGGATTTGCAGCGGTCTTACCACGCACTGTATCTGCTTTTTATCCGCATCCAGTATCACCACCTGCGTGATTACCCTGGCCTGCTCCGGAATAATGCCATTCTCATCTGACTCCAGGATGTCTGCCGGCCCCAGTCGCAGTTGTACTGTAAGCGACTGCCCGTGTTCACGGCCATCATGCTTTCCGCAACCGCACAGACGCTGCATAAGTTTTTTTAGTATGTTCATGTCATTCTCCTGTTCTGCCTGTATCACTGCCCACTTCATCCAGCCCCTTGACATCCTGCCACGGCCCGTCACCAAACCTGACCTGCAAATGCTGAAAAAACCCCTGAACCTGTGTGGCATCTTTGGGGTCAAGAAAGGTCAGTCCGGTGATGAGCGCACCATCTGTACCCGGGAACCAGCCATTGCTGTTTGTCTCAATAATGCTCGCCGGCCCCAGACGAAAACGGATTTGTGTCTCCCCCGGGTCGCCCTTCGGTCCCTGAGGTCCGGTTGCCCCCACCGGGCCAGCCGCACCTGTTTCTCCTTTCGGTCCCTGTGGGCCTGCCGGGCCTGCCGCACCGGTATCTCCCTTTGGACCCTGTGGACCTGCATTTCCCGTCAGACCGGTCTCTCCCCGCTCTCCCCTGTCACCTTTCGGCCCCTGCGGGCCTGCCGGACCAGCATCACCTGCCGGTCCCCGTTCGCCGGTTGCCCCGACAGGGCCGGTGTCACCGCGCTCTCCCTTATCACCCTTCGGCCCCTGAGGACCCGCGGGCCCCTGTTCCCCCTTTGGCCCGGGAGGTCCCACCACGGTGGGGATTCGGTTTACGGCCTCTTCCGCCGCTATCCTGCTTTGTTCCGCTGACTGTGCGCTTTCTGCTGACTCCCGGGCTTTTTCTGTTGCGGTCGTTGCATCCCTGGCTGCATTACCGGCTGCACTTTCTGCCGTCTTTCTTGACAATTCAGCTTCTGCTGCACTTTGTGATGACTCACTGGCTTTTTGAGCGGCCGCAGAAGCCGAGGACGAGGACGCATCCTCTGACTGCTTTGCTGAGGCTGCACTTTCTGCCGCCTGCCGGGCTGACTCCGATGCCTCCCCTGCTGAAGTGTCAGCATTTGCAGCGCTCTCTTCTGCCTGACTGGCTGATATGCCGGCATTCCTCGCTGACGTCTCCGCCTCTCCGGCATTCTTCTTCGCCTCTTCAGCGTGACGCGCCACCTCTTCCACCATCAGTTCAAAACGTCGCAATGCCTCCGGACGGGCATCATCCTCCGTCATGGCACCGAGAAAATCATTCAGCGTACCGGATTGAGAATCTTCATACACGGTGATGGTCCCGGCATGTGACGGCGGGAATCCCTCCACCAACAGAATAACGCTGTACTGACCGTACTCAACGTCCATGCTGTAACGCCCGGCTTCATCCGGATTTTCTGAGGCCAGCGTGTTCACCACCACAGTGGTACTGTTACGTTTTGCTTTCAGCTGGATTGTGCAGTTCTGTACCGGTTTTCCTGTGCCGTCTTTCAGTACACCTGAAATCTTTACTGCCATATTCACCCCACAAAAAAGCCCGCCTGAACCGGCGGGCTGTCATAACACTGTGTTACCTGGCTAATCAGAACTTATAACCGACACCCACGATGAAACCGTCAGTGCGCCAGTCGCCACTGCCGGAGCCTTCATAAGCAATATCAATGGCCACGGATTCGGTCGGGTTAAACTGCACGCCAGCTCCCCACGCCATAGAGGTGTTACTGTGGCGACCGTCATCACTTCCGGTCAGCACATCGTGCGTTTTCCCCTTGTTGTCAGTTACGCGGAGATAATCCCCGGAGAAAGTCGACACACGGCTGTAAGCCACACCCGCCATCGCATACGCGCTGAACCATTCATTCACGCGCACAGACGGCCCCGCCATTACGCTGAACCAGCGGTTACGAACGGAATCTTCATGCCAGCGGGTATCGCTGTAACGGGTAATCTGGCGATTCCTGTCTCCTGCATAGCTGAACGACGTCACCAGCCCCAACGTATCCGTAAACTCATAACGGTATTTCACGTTAATTCCGTTCAGATCATCACTGCCGGGAACGTTCGTCCGGGCATGAAGATACCCCGCGCTCAGCGTGGACTGATGTTCAGACGCCCATGCAGGCGCACCGGATACGGCCAGACAAATGGCTGCGGACAAAATGGCGGCATAAAGTTTACGCATAATTACCTCTCGCTTTTCTGCAATAAAAAAGGCGTCATTTCTGACGCCCGTTCTGGGTTATAAAATTCAGCTGATACTGATACCTGCTGTGGATTTTTTCATCACCACAACCAGCAGATCGCTGATACTGGTTGTTGGTGTCCAGTTATTCGCTCCTGATGAAGATACGGTGAATGTCAGTGTCAGCGTCCCCTGTCCGGCAGGCATATCTATAACTGAGGAAAATACGCCCTGAGCATCCGTCGTGGACTGATTAAAAATCTCCTGACCATTGCGGGTCACTCTTAACCGGCAGGTTGAATACCAGTATGACTGTTGGTTATTACTGTTGAAATTCTCATGCTTACCACCGCGGAATAACACTGGCGGTATCATGACCTGCCGGTCAAACTTCTGATCATCACTGATTCTTACCGTGATGGTGCCACTGGCATAACTGTTCGTGCGGGGGAAAGACTTGCTGACCGTTTTGACAATATCGCCTTCAATCTGGTTGGCTGACAGTTTCCCCTTAATCTGACAGTTTTCATTAATCGTGACATTGTTGAGCGTCCCTGAATTTGCATTCACATTACCGCTGATATCCGCATTTTTAGCGGTCAGCTTTCCGTCTGGTGTCAGGGAAAATGCCGGCGGATTTCCACCGCTGGTAATGGTGGGGGCCGTCAGACGCTTCAGGAACACGTCGTTCATGAATATCTGATCGCCCTGACCAACAAACATTGGTCTTGTGTTGCCATTAGACGGATCAATAAACGCAATACGATTGGCGGCAACCAGAAACTGGCTCAGTTTGCCTTCCTCCGTGTCCTCCATGCTGAGGCCAATACCCGCGACATAATGTTTGCCGTCTTTGGTCTGCTCAATTTTGACGCCCCACATGGCATTCCATTTATCGTTGGCGTCCTTCCACTCTTTCGAAAACTCCTCCAGTTTGCTGGCGTTATTCTCCGTCAGCTCGACTTTTTCCAGCAGCTCCTTGCCGAGATGGGATTCGGTTATCTTGCCTTTGAAAAAATCCAGGTAGCCTTCCGCATCATCGCTCGCCCGACCGACGGCCTCCACAAATGCCGATTTGCCAACGGTGTTCACACTGCGAACATAAAAATAATAATCATGGCCCGGCCTGATATTGATACTGGCGGCTATCCAGTACAGCGCCGTACCAAGATAACGCGCGCTGGTTTCAACCTGCCTGATATCGGTAATCCGCTTTTCCGAGAACCAGAACTCAAACTGTACCGTCGGATCATAAACGGCAAGATGCGGCGTTGCGGTTATCTGAAAATAGCCCGGCGTCAGCTCAATCCTCGACGGCGCTGCCGGTGCGGCAATCCGGAACGATACCGATGCCGGATCGCCCTGCTGTCCCCAGGCATTTGCCGCCCGGACTGTCAGCCTGTAGTTACCCAGCGCCAGTTGCGTGAAGCGGTATGTGGTTTCCGTCGTCCGGGCCGTGCTGACCAGCCGCTCACTGCCGTCATCCGCTGCCACGGTCAGGCGAAGCATAAAGCTAACCCCCTTCACCACCTTTGGCGTGTCCCATCGCGCCAGCACCTGATATTCCCCGCTGTCTGCGGTGACTTCTGCGGTCAGGTGCTGCACCGCTGGCGGCGTGACACCATTCACCGTGCTGCTCTGGTCACCGTCAAAGTGCGCCCCGTTATCCACGATGCCCTCTTTCTCCGGCACATGCTGCACGGCAGTGATGGCATACGTACCGTCGTCGTTCTCACGGATACTCACGCAGCGGAACAGGCGCTGGCGCAGCGTCGGCAGCTTCAGCCCCCATACGCTGTATTCAGCAACACCGTCAGGAACCCGGCTCACTTTTACCTTCACGCCGTCGGTGACGGACTGAACCTCCACGCTGACCGGACTCCCCTGCCCGTCAACCAGGCTTATCAGCGTGGTGCCGGAGGCTGGCAGCGTGATTTCACGGTCGAGCGTCAGTGTCCGCGTCTGGCTGTTCACCGCCAGCACGCGCCCGCCGGTGCTGATCCCCGCATAGTCATCATCGCAGATTTCAATGATATCGCCCGGTACATGGCGAAGCCCTTCTGCGCCCACGCTGAAGTCCACGGTCTGCGTTTCCAGCAGCTCTGTTTTAATCAGCCACAGCCCGGCGCGGTGTGCCTGCCCCCGGCTGGTACAGCCAAAAGCATCCATCTTCGTGACGTTACGACCGTAACGGGCAATGGCCTGCGTGTCCTCCACAAGCCCTGTTGCCGTCTCCCAGCCGTTGTCCGGGTCAGTCCAGTTCACCTCAACGGCATTATGGCGGTCTTTCAGGGCGCTGAAGCTGTAGCGGAACGGCGCGCCATCATCCGGCATCACCACATTACTGCGGTTATAGGTCCACACCTTATCCGACGGTCGGTCCTGCACGAACGTCAGCGTCTGCCCGTTCCATACCGGCATACAGCGCATCGCCGAGCAGAAATCACTGAGCACATCCCACGCCTTGCGCTGCGTGGTCAGGTACGCATTACAGGTGATGCGCGGCTCCGTGCCGCCAAAACCGTCCGGTACTGACTGGTCGCAGTACTGGCCGATGACATACAGCGCCCATTTGTCCACATCCGCCGCACCAAGACGTTTCCCCATGCCGTAGCGCGGGTGGGTCAGCATATCCCACAGACACCAGGCCATGTTGTTGCTGTATGCCGGTTTAAACGTTCCGTCCCAGATACCGCTGTATTGCCGCGTCTGCGGGTTATAATTCGACGGCACCTGCAGAATACGCCCGCGAAGATGATAATTACGGCTCACCTGCTGGCTGCCGAACTGCTCCGAGTCCACCTGCACGCCGACCAGTGCCGTGTTCGGGTAGCACTGTTTCACATCGATAATTTCGGTGTATGACGACCAGAGCGTTTTGTTCTGCAGCTGGTCTGTGGTGCTGTCCGGCGTCATCCTGCGCATCCGGATACTGAACGGGCGCGGCGGCAGGTTATCCACCACCACCGAGGCCAGATACTGTGAAGTGGTTTTACCCTTAATGGTGATGTCTTTTTCCGTCACCCAGCCACCGTTACGTTGTATCTGAACCAGCAGGCGGACTTCCGATGGATTCCTGTCCCCCTTTGAGGTGGTTTCCACCAGTGCCTGCACACCGAAGGTAAAACGCAGTCGGTCAATGTTTGCCGACGTGATGGTCCGGGTGATCGGCGTGTCGTATTTCACTTCCGTACCCAGCACCGTCTCGGAGCCGGAGGATTCAAATCCCTCCGGCGGAGTCTGCTCCTGCTCACCAGCCCGGAACACCACCGTGACACCGGCGATGTTGGTATTCCCCTCACTGTCCAGCACCGGCGTACTGTTCAGCAGCACGCTTTTTAATCCATCCACCGGACCTTCAATCGGCCCTTCACTGATGGCGTCTATCACGCTCAGCATCTGGGATGATTTCAGGTTGTCCTTCGCTTCGCGCGGGGTATGCCCCTTACTGCTGCCTTTACCCATTCCTCACGCTCCATAAACGACAAAACCGCCCGCAGGCGGTTTCACATAAAATGTTTTGCATCAGCGACCAATCACCACAACCTGACCACCGTCCCCTTCGTCTGCCGTGCTGATTTCCTGAGATACCACCCGCGACCCCACGCGCATTTCACCGTACAGAACGGGCAGAACATTGCCCTGGGCAACCATGTTATCCAGTGAGGAGAAATACGTGTTTTGTTTGCCGTTATCCGTTGTCTGTGTACGGGGAGTTCTGGCTTTCGGTGCCAGCATCTGCGCCACACCACCAAGTACCATACTGGCACCGAGAGAAAACAGGATGCCGGTCATACCACCGGCCCCAATGGCTGCCCCCCATGCTGCAAGGGTGGCTCCGGCGGTAAAGAATGATCCGGCAATGGCGGCTGCTCCCAGGACAATCTGGAATACGCCCCCTGACTTGGCCCCGGCGACTCTGGGAACAATATGAATCACAGCGCCGTCAGGCAGAACCTCATGTAACTGCGCCGTCAATCCGGACGTGCTGACGTCCCGCCCGGAAATCCGTACCTGATACCAGCCGTCGCTCAGTTTCTGACGAAACGCCGGGATCTGCATGGCCAGCGCCCGAATGGCTTCAGCCCCCGTTTTCACACGAAGGTCGATGCGGCGGCCAAATCGTTGTAAATCCCCGTAAAGGCAGATGCGCGCCATGCCCGGTGACGCCAGAGGGAGTGTGTGCGTCGCTGCCAT